CATTAAGAGTGGTAGAGAACAGAGGTATTGCGGTTCCACTTATCCCCGGTTCATACGCCGCTTCTTGGTTAGAGTTCTGGTCTACAACGAACTCTTGGGTCGTGTAATTAGTATTCGCCGTCCACCCAAGCTGGGAGGTAGGACCAAGATTCCACCAAGTAAAGTTCCCCGAGGCTTCTACTACAGACGGATACGCGGGAGAGATAGCTTGGATGTTAACTACCGAAGTAGGCCATGCGGGAAATGCAGGTGCTCCGGCTGAGCTACATGCGAGGGACTCGGGGAGGATATTGTATTTAGTAGTGCTCCCCGGAGGGGTGTACACCATATAGAAACTAAACGGAGTTCCGGGGAGAGTAGGAGAAGTTACGGGAGCGGTATACCCACTCGTGGTGTGGTACCAGACTCCATAATGAATCTCAGCGGGGTAGACTCCAGCAGATGGAAAAGAAATCTGAACAGAATCCTCAACAACCGTTCCTCCGGATGAGGGGTAGTTTGCACTCATGATCGGATATCCTTTTACAGGAGTACCCGTAGAGAAATTATAGGTATTCGGACTACCCGTTTTCCATGTCATCGGCCCACTAACAGGAGTCGGGGATAGCGTAGCTCCGGTAGTAGCCGTGCCTGTGTCGGTGATAGGCCCGTAATTTGCATGAGCAAGATTCGCAGTAAAAGTATTTCCGGTCACCGTACTAACTGCAACCGTAGTCCCATTTAGCCAAGTAGAAGACAACAGCCCATTAAAGGTTAGGCTAACCGCTGGGGTAAGAAGAGTCGTCAAATCCCGGTCAGCTACGATTGTTAGAGTTCCACCACGTACCTGAACTGAAGTAACATTCAGACTTAGACTTCCACTACCTATTCCCCAGAACATCGCAACCTGATGACCGATTGTAAACGTATAGGTCCCTGCTGCGGGAATAACTAGCTGGGGGAACATCCCAATATTTAGATCGGAGGTAGCCGGGAACAATTGGGGACTTGATCCCGCTACTGAGCCATTTCCCGAGACAGCGGGGGTTCCTACAGTTCCTGAGCCAGAGGTCAGGAATAGCCCGCTCATGTTTCCCGTATAGGTGGCAGTAGCTAGAGACTGACCGCCGTTCTGAGCCATAGGTGCATTAGTTCCACCTACGTTTATCTCTCCTGCGGCCCCTACGTCTGTCCCGAACTGCGAGCCGAGTTGCCAGCAATACGCAGGAATAACTCCTTGTGTCATGATTCCAGAATAGGACTGTAGCCGAAAAACACAGGACAGCGAACTTACCGTAGCCTCAATAACGTGGCCCGGAGTGTATGTATGAGTTGCCGCCCAAGTAAAGGAGGTATCACCGTCGTTTGCAATACACATCCATGTTACTGTACCATCGGTAGTTTTCTGCCCGACAACTGTATTCCACGTAGGCGCGGCGGCTCCGGATTTTCCACTTCCTTCTACCTGCATCAGGTAATTGCTTCCTGAAACGGTAACTATAATAAAGTCCCAGCGGGAGTAGTAAGTATCCGCAACCCACCCGCCAATTGCGTTGTTTACTACAACCGAGGGGGCGTTAGTCCCGCCCGCCATCCCCCAGTTATACACGGGTCCGCCGTCTATCGATACTCCCCTGTTGACCCACAAAGCGGAGCCGTCAATAGTCTCTTGTCCAACCCCGGCCCATGTTATATGTGCATTGGTTCTCGCGTCGGAGATAGGGTTACCGCCCGAAAACACCGTAGGTGTATCCGAAAGCGCGAAAGGTGGGAAGAAAGACGCTGCGCCTACCCCGAGGGTAAGTATAGCTCCCGTTCCCGTACCCGTCTGCGCGGTAGTTACAACTCCACTTTCCTGAATATAGCCGTGTCCCGGAGTAAGAATGCTTAGACCCGTGATCCCTCCTGCGCCCGTGGCAGTTACGGATGTTACTGTAAAATAAGCATCCCCGGCAGTTCCCGTCTGTACAACGTACAACAAGTCTCCTATAGTATATCCAGTACCCCCGGCATTCAAAACTCCTGCCGTGATCTGTCCGGAAGATACCGTGGTAATATCTATTGTAGCCCCGTTGCCTCCCCCGGATGTATATGTGGCGACCCCTGTAGCTGGAGTATACGCTGTGGGACCCCCGTTAAGCACGGTGACAAGGGCAACTGCCCCTCCGCCTCCCGTGGTACTTACTATAAGAGTTGCACCGCGAACAGGACCCTGAGAAATATATAACAAGTCTCCGGACGAGTACCCAGACCCCCCATAAGCTGTAGTAGCCGAGGTGATTACTCCGCCAGACACACCAGTAATAGTCATAGCTGCACTGGTACCGTATCCGGAGGTCTGCCATACACTGGCTGCGCCTAGAGCGTACCCCGCAACCGCAGCACCACCGTAGGTAAGACCTGCTCCAGAAGCCGCTCCGGTCACGTTGGTAACCGTAAACTGCGCCCCTCCAGAAGTGGTCTGGGTACTCTCAAGTGGCACGATAACATCCCCGATGTTATAGTTCGATCCGGGCGTGGTGACAGTAACCGTAGCTACAGGTCCACCGCCGTAGGTAAACGGAGCATTGAACTGTGTTTCGTCGTCAACGATACTTACAGTAAGTCCGGTTCCTGTTCCTCCGGAAACCGGAATTCCGGTAGCATTGTAGTACCCCTCCCCCGCTGTCTGGATTCCTAAACTTGTTGCCGCATTCGTAGCTACGGCTACGGTAACTACACTCCCGCCACCCCCGGTACTTACAACTTTAAAATACCCTCCAGAGGCGTTTGCCTGCGTAGGTATAATATAGTCCCCGTTTACGTATCCGGTTCCGCCCGCTCCCACAGTGGCTGAGACAAGGTATCCCGTAGGGGCGGCAATATTCAGGGTCGCTCCGGACCCCCCGCCCTTCGTGGTAGTAGGAACTGTGGCTGTACTATATCCTGTTCCGACTGCTGCCCCGACGTTCAGAACTTTTAGGGTACCGTTCATGCTACCCAGAGGCGAAGTCTGGTTTACTGCAACGATGTCTCCAATAGTGTATCCAGACCCTCCAAAGGTAACCGACGCGGCCTCTATTCCGCCGACAAGACTCCCTATAGACAAAGTTACCCCGTTAGGCTCACCGAGAGTTTGAGAGACTTGGGAGTCAGCGGGGAAGAAAATTTGTAATCCGGGAACCAAGATTTCATACGCGCTAGGAAGAGCGTGTCCGTTCTTGGTAGATAACAGGGAGAATACAATAGTGTCATTTAAGATATAGAAGCTAGATAACTGTAAAACGGTACCGATAAGCTGTTCGGTATCCCCGTTGGTATCTATGATAAAGGAGTTTAGGTTATACGGAGTGAAGTTATAGGGATTCTGCGGCTCGGGGAAGGGACTTACCTTGTATGGGATTCTATCGAGCAGGGTAGTCAGCCACTTTTTACGGTCGTATCCGTCCCCCCAAAATAGAGTGTTTCCTACACTCTGCATATAGGACTGACCACTAGTGGGAACCTTGGACCAGATATTCAATTGCTGGTTATTTGAGGCGTCATACAACGCGCCTTGGGTATCAACCATGACCTTGATTTGTTCTTCGTTTGCGTTAAACTGGCGAAACTCGTAGAAAGAATTTAGGTCGGTCCAGGTGTTACTATTCCAAACAGAATTACCATACCGTCTCTTGAGAGTCAGTTTGGAGGTAATCTCGACATTTTCGCTAGGTTCGATAAGACGGCCATTGTGAGCACCGTAATAATGCTCTTCGATCCTTGAAGACACGTCTCTAAGGGCACCAGAGTTCGTGAAAAGCCCATCTGACCAGCGGGCCGTCCAAAGTGCAGTTCTCTTGGTTTGTTTTCCCGGATTCGCGCCTGCTATGCTAAGCTGGTTAGGCATTTTATCCTTTTATGTTTTGCTTTGTTTTCGCCCTACCCAAGCCTCGGATTTAGTCCGAAGGGTAATTCCACTCTTGATGAGGTAGGCTAATATCCTAGTTTTAGTTGTATTGTACTTCTTCGAAAGCTTTACGGAAGATACTCCAGATAGGTATTCTTCTGCCAAATCTTCGGGGGAGGGTAGTGTACTTAATTCTCCGGTTTTCTCCATATTGAGAGTGCGGGAGGCCGTAGCCGTTCTCAGGGGCACGTTGCTCTGTTTTAGTTGACCCCACACCCACGAAGGAGTTACCCCGTATTTTTCGGCCAGAACCCCGAGGTCTTTTCCTGCCAGATACTCATCCCCTAGCGACGGTATTCCGGGCAGTCTTTTAGACTCAGAATTAGATCGTGTATCAAACCCCACCACTTTAAATCTACGGAGTACACAGAACTTGGATATCCCGTATTTTTTTGCAATCTTAACGGAAGATAGCCCTGACTTATAATCCCTAATCAGGGTTTCTGTATCCGGGATATCCCCTCCCCGGCGCTTAGCCCAAGCAGTAATCATGTTCTTTTTGGTCTGCTCGCTAGGAACTTCCGCGTCCCCTCCGAGGGTACTATTGTATCCTATTTTGGGGTCTATAGAACCGAAGAATTCTATAAAATAGGTTTCAGCGGAGTTTAGAGACGCTTGATCGGGGCAGGATAGGATAGTACGAAACTCGAAGTTTTCGGGTCCGTAGTGGTGAATGGCTTTATGAAAATATAGTTTACTTCCCCTATGGCGACTGGAGGATATATGCTGCTTCCACCTTTTCCCTTCGGCTTGGATGGACTGTCCCACGTAGCACTTTCCATTCAACTTGTTCAAAGCAAAGTAGATAATCCCGTACGGCTTTTGTTCTATATTTTCCATTATCTATATTATATCACATAGTTCTGATCTCGTCAAATCAATAGTACTGGACATTGCTGGAAAACGGATTAGATGGGCCAGCAGGGTAGCTCATTATAGAACTGTTGGAAGAACTCATAGAGTTGTCCGGAACCATACCGAAAGCAGAAATCTCTCGGGTAGACGCACGAAGGGCTTGATCTACCTGCTCTTCGAATTGCTGGTAAGCCGCCTGAGCATTCTTGCTCCCTGCCGCTTGCAGGCACTTAGCCAAGAAACCTTGACGAAACAAAAAGGCGTAGTCATCTGGGATAGGAGAAATCGTACTCTGTAAAGTAAGCCACTTGGGGGCTTTCCTCTGGTACTCCATCCACACTAGCCAAGCAAGCCCACCTAGACCGGGGAGCGGATTAAATCTAATAGCATACCCGTTAGGATCGGCTACTGTCCACGTTACCGTACCGTCAATTACCTGCGTACCCGGAGCAGAGTTAGGAGGAAGCAGTGGTGCTACGCTTCCTGTAACTCCATAAGGACTATTGGGCGCGACCGGGGGTATTGAATTATTGTTAGGAAATCCGGGGGAGTTAGTCGTCAATCCCATCTGCGCGGTATCCAAAAACAGCATGTTACCGACGCCATCCACAATTTGGCAGATAGGTGTAGCCGGGGCAGCAGCGACTCCGTAAGGACAGGGGTACGCAGTATTAGGTTGCCACACCCCAAAATTGGCTTGATTGTTCAGGATGAAGCAGGACTCAGTAGGAAGATTTGCGAAGGGAGTAATCCCCATTGCCCGGTTTACTTCCAGACCTCGGATAGGTTTAGGTGCTTGATTATTGGCGTTGGTCGAGTTATTGATATCGATGATATAGCCGGAGGTAAACCAACCAATATCTTTAACGTTCGTAATGTAATCCTGCTGGAGGCAGTTAGTAAGGAACAGCGGAATATAGGAGGTATTCCATCTCCAGTTCATTCCTTGAAACAAGATTTTCTGGAGTACGTCATTCGCAAACGTAAGCGCGGGCTCATAGTTGTAGCCACCAGCCGGGAGGATAGGGTTACACGCGGGGTCCACCGCTCGGCAGTAATCGACCACGCTTTGAATAGTTACGGAACTCGGTGGGGCTAGATTTGGAAAGACGGGAATGGGGTCTCCTCTGCTTTCTTATAAATATTTTTGGAGCAACTTCGTGAAGAACATTTCGAGTAAGACACCCGCGAGCAAAAGGCCGCCAATAAGTCCAACCGCAAATACAAACACGTCGAGAGTCACTGTTTTTTGCCTTCCAAGTCCTTATAAGCATCGGCCCATGATGTCATTACATCGTCCAAGGTGAACCCATCCCGAATCTTGCAGTCTTTGATGGTGTCTCCGTTATCCACGATTTGACAGGTTATAACCTGCTCACCCTTCGGATTATAGAGTGTAAGATTATGCGGATATGAAGGAGGCTGGACTAGACTAGCTACAGGAGCAGACTGGTGACTAGGAATACTTATCGAGAGCAGTAAGATTGCTAGGGCGCGTATCATGGAATCGTATATCCTGCG